CACTTAATCCAATAACGATAATCATGGTACATCTGATTCAGAACATTAGAAAAGTTGAATGTGTTGAAGCCTATCACTTGCAACATTCAGATATTATAGCCGACCGTGGAGTATGGTTGAATGTCTATCAACAATTCAACCCAATTTCAACCATCGGGCTGAGTTCAGTAGAGATTTCCGACAAAATCGAGAACAAACAGCGAGTTTTCACTACCAAACTCACCATGTTTCGGACAGAGAAGCTGTTACCTGGTTCCAAGAAGTTCTGCTTTAAGGTGACAACCATCACCGGCTCCCAGTTCCTGATCGGATGCGCAGACAAGCCTTATCCGGTCATTCAGAACGACGAGACTTTTCCGTCCGCAGCCAACGGAAAGTCGGGTGTGACAGTTACTGTTACCCTGACTTCTACCATTCCGATGCTTTCCATATTAGATTAAGGTCTTTTTATGCTGTATATATAAGGTGTTAATATTGCATAGATTAATTTTCGACAATATGGAATATAACCTTAGTATTGATTCACACATCGGCCCATGGGGATATTCAAAGAACTATATCCGTAGTCAGATGTCAGGCTTCAAGAACAAGCCTGTCAATGTACGCATATCATCCCTAGGCGGTTCGGTGGATGATGCGCTCGACATTCGGCAGCAGTTCCTTGATCACGGTAATGTGACGTGCTATCTTTTCGGTTATGTGGCGAGTGCAGCTACCATTCTGGCTACTGGAGCCAAGAAAACCTGTATGTCCAAATATGCGTTTTATCTTATCCACAAAGTATCGAACTGGGTAGATGCCTGGGGTAATTACAATGCCGACCAGATTCAACAGCTCATTGATGATCTGAAAGCTAACAAGCTGGAGAATGATAAGATGGATTTGGTATTGGCCAATCTCTACGCCAACAAGTGCAAGAAAAAGGTAGATGACATTCTTCCTATTTTAAAAGAGGGCCGCTGGCTTACTGCACAAGAAGCACTTGAATACGGATTCATTGATGAAATTGTAGAAGAAGGTTCGAAACTGAACTTCGACGACTCGATGAAGACAAAGTTTAACATGTTCCACCTGCCGGCATTGCCCGCCATAGATAGGACACAAAGTCTGGAAGCTGATACAGCTCCCAGCTGGTTCAATAATTTCGTCAATAAGTTCTTAAAAGGACATCAGCCGGAAGCTGCACAGACACAAAATAAATCACTTAATCAGTCAAAACAAATGAAAAAGGATTATCAGGAAGTCAATTCCATTTTGAAAATCGAGGGTGTGGAAGTTGACAAAGATGGTAAGGTGACGCTTACCGAAGATCAGGTCAAGGCCCTCAATGACCACATCGCCAATCTGGAGCAGGAATCTTCTGATAAAGACAATCAGATTTCCGATCTGAAGAAGCAGAATGAGAATCTGCAAAAAAATGATGGTGAGGAAACCACACACATCAATGGTGATGAAGGTGAGGATGACGACATTGCAAAACTAAACACTGCTAAAGAATTGTTTAACGACGTAAAAGATTTGTTATAAGATGGCAGACACAACAGGATACGTAAAAATTACGGATGAGCAGCTGGCCAAGTCGGCTGTTCGTTATCGAAAAGAATTACTGATGATGCCGGTACTGGCATTGGGTACAACATTACAGCACATGACACAAAGACCGGGTGTTCGCGGTAAAGAAGTGGTAGGCGAATTATCTGGCGATATTGAGCTGGGACCTTATAACGAAGGACGTGAAGATACTGATGGAGTATCTATCAATCCGCGTACATTAGAAACCTTTCTCGGTAGTGTAGTAAAGAAGTTTTCTCCTAACTCTGTATGGCAGACCATTTACGGTAATCTGATTACAAAAGGAGAGGCTTTGAAAAATGTAGATATTGCCCGTCAGGTGCTGGCTTTCCTGACTGCGAAAATGGGTGGTAACTTGAATGCTTCAATTTGGAACGCGAAACGTAACGACAGTGGAACCAAGACCAAAGAACTTTTCAATGGTTTTGACACCATTACCAAAACTGAAAAAGACGCAGCTAAAATCTCTACTGATTTGGGTAATATGTTCACCATCGAAGCAATCAGTAAAGACAATGCCGTAGATGTCTTGAAAGCATTTTACCGTGCAGCTGATCCGGTTTTGCGTGAAACGCAAACTAAATTGTTTATTCCTCAGGGAGTGTACGATAATTATGTAGACGATTACCAGGCGACTGTGGGGCATGTACCTTATAACACCAGTTTTGAAAAAACGGTACTCGAAGGTTCCAATGGCCGTTGCGAATTGGTTCCGCTGGCGAATAAGGCAGGTTCACCGTTCATCCACCTGACTACCAAGAGCAATATGCTCGTAGGTTTTGGCAATGGTGCCGATGCGGAGAACATTACCGTTGAGAAGCATCATGCATTCAAACTGGATTACATCGCTACAATGTACTTCGGTACAGAATTCGAATCAATTTCTAAAGAGCGTCTGCTGGTTGGTACCGTCGACGGTTCAACTCCGGTTGTCGCTGGAATAGGAGGTTAAGTTATGGCAGTAGATTGTACAAGCAAAGGGATGTACGAGTCCCTTTCCTGGTGTCCAGGTCAGACATCGACACCGGGTATTAGACGTAAAGTATACTTTATCCCGAAAAGTTGGATCGAAAAATGGCCGGCACTTCCGGCGATTGACGGGGCAGAGAGTATGGCTGCTTTGGCAACCTACGAAGGTGACTTTGTTTTGGCTGCCGACAAGAAGTGGCAGTACATTGAATTGCTGACAACGAAGTCGTCCATCAGTGCAGAGTCACAGGGTGAAGTTCCATCTAAAACCTTCCTGAATAAAGCCACGTTGGTCCATGCTGGTACTGACGAAGAAGCGTCAGGCTTTTGTCGTCAGGCTAATGTCGATGAGCTGATATTTCTGTGCCAGCAGAAGAATGGTAAGTTCCGTGTACTCGGCTCTGAAGCTTTTGATCCTTCAGTTACCATTTCTCAAACTTCGGGAGAAGGGGATACCGGTACCGCAGGTACCACTCTCGAGGCACAATGTACAGATATTTGCCCGTCACCGTTCTATACGGGTAAAATCGAAACGGAAGATGGCGAAATTTCCGGAGCAGATGGTAGTACCATCCTTCCGGGAGGCTAATTAAAAGGAGAATACAGTTATGTATATAGATGAACAGTTAACTACAGACATGCAAGGCTGGCTCAATACGGAGCCGGCTAAGCGTGACCTGATGAAAGGTGCGGAAATGGTACTCAAACTGACCCGAAACCGCATTCTGTTTCAGAATATTTCCCGCAATCCGCAGAAGTTTGCGAGTAAGATTGAGTATGAGCTGAAGAAATATCTGGCGATCCGTCTGGACCGCAAGACGATTCAAGATGTAGTCAAGATGGACAAAGAGCTGGTTCCGGCAGTAGCGGAAACGCTGGCCACCTTCCAGCCTGAAATCAGTTCCGATGACGACATACCGCAAGAAGCTACCATCGCAAAGGGTAAACGCGCGGATCACGATTCATTGCCCGAAGAGATCCGCCAGCTCTGGGAGGACAATAAGGATATCTACTTCCGCCTGAAGCAGACTTTTGAAACATTGAAAACCATGAAGGATGCTCTTCCATGCGACAGGTACGAATACCTGAAGCAATTGGAAGAGCTGGATGCCAGATATCGGGATAACATGAGCAAGTACGACCATTTCAATCCTAACAATCAGGGTGCCGGCGGTGCAGAGGGTGAATCACCTGAAGACTCCGCTGAAATGGCCAAAAAAGTCAGTGCAGCCCGCGGTTATCTGTCAGACAACAAAAAGAAACTGGCAGAGCTGAAAGAATCCGGAGATCAGGAGAAATACGAAAAGCTGCTGGCTAAAGTACAGCAGAGATACGACTTCCTGATTTCTACTGGAAACAACGTAGGAGAAGACCAGGTAAATGCCTTACGTGAATTAGGGTTGAAAGCATGAAACATGTAAACCGATTGCTGAAGCCGTTATCCGATGTGCCGTTACAAGCATACCTGGATAACCGGCTTCAGCTTTTTGATGTTCTTGAGTACATCCTGTCACAGACCGGACCGGCTAAGGTCTATGTATCCACCTTTTCTACATCCGAAGAGTTCTTGCGCCGGTTGTTTTCGCTTCGCAAACGGAAGATGATCCTTCACTCCGTTCTGCTTGCTGACCTGAAGGCAGCTCGAAAGACCGTCAACTTGTACACCTTTATGTCTTCCGTGTTTGATGATGTGTACTTTACGGAAAATCATTCCAAAGTGCTGCTTATCGAGAATGACCGTTGGATGGTCACAGTTGTTACCAGTCAGAACCAGACACGGGGAAACCGGACCGAATGTGCAATGGTTACGACGCAACCTGACATCTTCCTTACCTTACGAGACCAGTTTTCCGAAATTATTAATACCCGTAGCATACACCTTAATGGAATTAACTTCAGCACAGATTGACAGAATCAAGAAACTTGCCACGATGCTCACCCCAGTATCAGACATTGCAGTTCTGATGGATGTAGACGAACGACTTCTGCGAGAAATCATTTCCGACAAGTCCCATCCGGCCAGCATAGCCTACCGCAAAGGCAAAGCTGAACGGGCATTGCAGATTCGGCAAAACGAGCTGGAGCTGGTCGAAGCCGGAAGTCCGCTGGCGGTGCAGCTTGTGGGTTCCTACATCCGTGACATGGATTCTGACGAAGATTTATAACTATGCCATTACCTGCGACTATTGATATTGCAAAAGATAATCTCTTTGCCTCGGTTGACGAGATGAAAGAGCGTAACATTCCCGAAGTCATTCAGCAACGCCTGCTCCGGCTTCGGGATATGTATAATTACTGGCTTCAGTACCCACGTATACGGGAGCAGGAAATCGTATTGGAGCTTCAGAAACGATACCAGATTCAGAAGTCGGCAGCTTATGAGGATATACGTATTATCAAGTATCTGTTGGGAGATCTTAACAAAGCTACAAAAGATTATCACCGCTATCGTTTTATTCAACGAAACGAAGAAAGCTATGAGATGGCTAAACGTATGAAGGATGCCAGGGCAATGGCTGCCTGTGACAACTATTACGCCAAATATATGCAACTCGACAAAGAGGATGCCAAAGATATGGGTTACGACAAGATTGTGATTCAGCCGTTCCAACCTGACAGCGATCCGACAATTTTGGGTATCAAACCCATACCCAACATCAGGCAGCGTATTGCAGATAAGATCAAGCAGTATATGAACGATGATGTTCAGGACATCCAGTTCGAGGATGCTGACTTCAACGAAGACGACATCTTCAATCCTAAAAAGTTACAGGAGGAACCGAAACCATGAGAGAATATTTTCACGAAACCCAGCAGCAGGTTCTTTACACTCCTGCTAAAGATATAGTTCTTTGTGCTGGGCGTGGTTGGGGTAAAGGTCCGATTCATGCCGCAATCAACTTGCGTAACATGCAGCGTATGCCCGGAAGCATCACTGGCTTTGTGGCGGCCAACTGTAAACGTGCCCTCACCAATACCATCCCGTCCATGCTGATCCATTGGCAGCGATGGGGATTCAAGCGTGATGTCCACTGGACAATCGGCAAGAAGCCTCCGAAGTCGTGGGGGTGGGGTGAGCCTATCTTCCAGCCGGACAACTGGGAGAATGTAATTTCATTTTATAACGGATCCATCGGCTACATTATCAGTCAGGACCGTTCCGGAACATCAAATTCTTTTTCTCTTGACTACCTCGACATCGACGAAGCGAAGTACATCGACTTCGAGCAGCTGAAAGACGAAACCCTTCCGGCGAACCGAGGTAACAAACAATACTTCGGTCATCACTACTTTCATCACGGCATGCTGATTACTTCTGATATGCCGGTGACGAAGAAAGGTTCCTGGTTCCTGGACTATGAAAAGAAATGCGACCCGGAACTGATTGAAGTCATCCAGGCGACAGTGCATGAGATTTGGCGAACAAAGAAACGAATCCGTGACCTTCAGGCTAAATCTGAACCTGTACCTTTGTATCTGAAAGACTATCTGCGCACCCTGAACCGTGATGTATGCCGCATGGGTTCTGTTGCCGTTTTATATCGTGAGTTTTCCACAATCGAGAATATGCAGTTGCTGGGCGAAGCATTCATCAATCAGATGAAGCGTGACCTTCCTCCGCTTACTTTTCAAACAGCTATCCTGTGTAGGCGTATCGGCATCAGCAAGGACGGGTTTTATTCCAGCATGACAGAAGGACACAAGTACAATGCTACAGACTTTAGTTACCTGGACAGTCTGGAATATCAGTTCGACAAAATCAAGGAGCCTTCCTGTCTGATGGATGCTGATCTCGATAGGGATAAACCTATCTGCATAGCATTTGACTTTAATGCAAACATCAACTGGTTGGTAGCCGGGCAGCCTGATAGAAATAAACTGAAGGTTCTAAAATCCTTTTGGGTAAAGTATGAACGTAAGCTCGAAGCTTTGATTGATGACTTCTGCAAGTATTACCGGCACCAGCGACGCAAGGAAGTGATATTCTATTACGACAGTACGGCCCTGGGCTCAAACTATGCAGTCAATGACGAAGACTTTCATTACGTCGTCGAGCGTGCTTTCAAGGATAGAGGTTGGGAGGTGCGTTCTGTCTATATCGGTAACCCGATGAAGCATATTGAAAAATGGCTGCTCATTAACCGTATGTTTGCGGGGAAGGCAAAGCTCATCCCTCTCTTTAACGAACAGAACAACGAAGATCTGCTTATTTCTGTCCAGACAGCTGGTGTGTATAATGGTGGTAAAGACAAGCGAGGTGAAAAGCTGGCAGAAACAGAAGAAGACCAGCTTCAGGCTAGAACCGACGGTTCGGATGCTTTCGATACGTTGTGTATCGGTTGTGAGCGCTTCCCTCAGATGACATTTGATATGTTTGTGACATCCTCTATGTAGTTTTTATTAATCTAATTAGTTTTATTCTTTGGGTAAGCCCTGATGACCGTGCAAATGGTTGTCGGGGCTATTTTTTTTATGTGCGAGTTGGCGTATACCGTGCATGTAGGGAGGTATATTGCTACATATTCCGCATTAAATCTGTTAATGGTTGTTAACTAATGCGTAGAGCGGTGGGGGGTCGGAAAACCGACGTCCGCATAAAATGCGGTGTTTTGAGGGGGTAATCGATTGATTGTGTGTTGTTTTTGTATCGGATGAGCGGAAAATCAGAATAAATCCGCCTGTTTAAGCCTGTTTTTGCTTGCTAATTTACTGCGACACAATCTGCTGGCACCCGAGAAATTCTCAGAATTTATAGGGTAGAAAGACACTCGATAGTCTTTCTGGCTGGCGATGGCGTTCACGCAGCGGCCCACCCACCCCGTTGCTCTCCCTACCAGTGGTATAGCTAAAGCTATGTATTGTTTGACTGCTCTTCTTTATCTGCTCTTCGCCTTTAAATCGGTATCACTGTCGCCGCGGTTTATGCCTTTTGTACCTGCAAAGGTAAATGTTCCGCTTCGTATGCCAAGTTCAGGCGCTGTTCCCGAAAAAATCTCCACCCTCACAGGACTCAGGTAGTATTCAAGGCTATGCTTTTCGTGAAAACTTGTCTTTATACGCTTCGGAACACCTTTGCTGGCAGGTGTAAAAGGCGAAAACAAACCGTAGCGACAGCGAACGGAATAAAAAAAACTCAGAGCAGGAAGAGCAGAAAAAAAGGCTCAACTCCCGAGCTCGGCACCAGAATAAATTTTAAGACCATGAAAACCTTTACCGAATCCATGCTAAACCAGTGCAGAAAGTATATGTTCAATTTCTTTGACTATCTGCCGACAAAATATAAAGCCAGTTCAAGAGATTGGCAGGTGAGAAACTTTGTATGGGCATTCAAGGATGGGAAATGTGCCGTTTCAGCTGCACAGTTGGTAGCAAAGAAAATCCGTGAGCAGTTCGGAGAAGAAACATGTAACATCGTGTTTGCTTGCATTCCTGCCAGTAGCCAGCAAAAAAATGAAATCCGCTACAAACAGTTTTCAGAGGAAGTTGCAAGGTTATCAGGTGCAGTTAGTGCATACGACCATATCATGGTAGAAGGTGAACGGTTGGCAATTCATGAGAGCAACTCAGGAAAGCATGTCAATAATGTACAGATAGTCAATTTCGACAAGGAATTTTTTAAGGGAAAGAAAGTTCTAGTTTTTGACGATGTAATTACTCGAGGTTATTCTTACGCTCGTTTTGCTTGTCATCTTGAAACGCTGGGAGCTTCGGTTTTGGGAGGTATGTTTTTAGCAAGAGCCTTATTCGTATAACAATTTAATAACCAACATTATGAAAGATTTATTCGAAATTTGTGGAGAGTGCAGACATTTGTCAGACTGTGAAGTAGTTTATCAGTTGACAAACAACAGAGAAACCAGTAAAAGAGTTAATGAGATGTTATTGCGTGGCGATAATGTTTCAATAGAAGATGTTTGTCAGCTTTTGACACCAGCACGCAGGGACATGGCTCTCGCCGTGATTGAACTTTACAAACGTATCGTAGATCGTAGGAGCAGCAGGGTAATTATCCGGCATAGTGAGGACATTTATAACTTGATGAAACCTTATATGGAAGATTTGGAAGTGGAGGAGTGTTGGGCAATTTACTTGAACCAGTCTAACCGTGTTGTCAGAAAACAACGTATCTCTATAGGAGGCATAACCAGTACGCAGGTAGATATAAGAGTCATTTTGCGTGAAGCTCTGAAATGTAACGCCACGTCAATGATACTTTGCCACAATCACCCGTCAGGAAACAGCCGCCCCAGTAATGACGATAACCGCCTGACTGAATGTTTGAAAAATGCAGGAAATACTATGAATATAAAACTCTTAGACCATATCGTTTATGGTGATAAGGAATACTTTAGTTATGAGGACGAAGGACGTTTGTAGGGGCTGTAAATGGCTGTAGCAGCGTTTTAGGGAGGTGGGTAGCGTAACAGCCGCCCGCCGCCCGATTTTTACCGCTTTGTCACTTCGTTAGCGGCAAAAATCGGACGGCGGGGAATAAGGTATTTGTTTTCTACGCCTGAAATCGGCGAGAATGGATTGGATTTTTTTTCTAAAAGGTAGAAAATTTTCTATTATTTCTTTGGAAATGGTAGAATAACTACTACCTTTGCATTGCTGAACCAAAACAGAAAGGAGGAACAATGATAAAAAGTTCAGAATTTCATCGCCAACTGATTAAACGCGGAAAGAGGCGTGGATGGCATTGGGTGCAAGGAGAAGGTGACGGAAGTCATCGGATTTATGAAGACAAAAATGGGATCCGTTATCCGGTCCCGTATCATGGAAGCAAAGAAATAGGCGAAGGCCTGAGGAAAAAAATCATTAAGGACATGGAGCTGGAATAAGCTCCTTCCTTAATGTTAAAATATAAGCTAAATAGAGCTTAAAACATAAAACCTAAATGGCTATGTTTACTATTAATGTTACAATCGAAAAAGGCGCTGATTTATTTAGTGCTTGGGCTGAAAACATCCCTGGAATTTATGGTGAGGGCGAATCAGTTAAAGAAGTGAAGGAAGATATTCTTAAATCAATTTCTTTGTTTAAAGAATATAATGATGAAAAGAATATTCCTGAAGAACTCAAAGGTGACTATGAAATCGAATGGCATTTTGATGTACAGTCATTTTTACAGTATTATAACGGCATATTTACAAAAGCCGCTTTAGAGAGAATTACCGGTATTAATCAAAAACAATTAGGACATTATGCTTCTGGTTTGAAAAAACCGCGTAAGGCACAAGTTGAAAAAATTGAAACAGCCTTACATAATTTTTTTGATGATATGCGTATGGTACATTTGGTATAAAACATTATGATCATTGCCAAAAACAATAATAGGCTTTGATTTTGTTTCGAAGGAGTCATATTGACTCCTTTTTTTGATTTATATCTTGATAAGATATATTTATATTATAATTATATATTTTTATATCTTCGCATATTCTTAAATAAAATTTTAAATGCATAGGGAATATATTGATAATCTATATATTAGCTTTCGAAGAGAAAGTAAATATGAAACTAAGAGCCAAATTATGTTTAACATAATTGAAATTAAAATAAAGTTTGACTTAAAAGACTATAGGTATTCTTTGTATACTGACATAAAACTATTTATAAAATATTACATTAAATGTAGAGAATTCAAAGATTATGGATATGACTCTCTAAATCATGATAAGATTTTAAAATATATCAATTACTTAGATCCTAAAAAATCATTAAATCTTCTTTTGTATTTGAAAAGGAGCCTTCAAAAATCATTTAACGATGTTGATTGGCTTGATAAACCTATTAGTAGAACTAAAGTTCGAATATATATGAGTAAATATAATATCCTTATGGCAATATTATATAAATCAACATACTCTCTTGTCAACATGATTATTTTTCTTTTATTTTTATTTTTTATAATATGTCTGATTTTATATCCAGTATCAGACCCTATAATTCCAATGTTCGAAATAGAGTATGGTACGTACCATTCCAATTCAATTATTAATCATATTATCAATGTATGCGGATTGATTCTAGATCTCGATTTAAAATGTAAAGTTACAACCCTTTCTTCATCAGGTGTCATATTATATGGTATAGGTAAATTGCTATTTTGGATTGTTATTTCTAATTTTGTCTTACTGAAGATTGAAAAAAAATTATCGATAGAATGAACAATTATAATACTTTTTTTAGCTTTATATTAAGGAGAAAAAACTCTATATATTATCGAATATTATGCTTAGCATATGCCGTTTTTTTTGTTATAATCCATGACAATTATTTCAGTGGCTGGGTTTATATCACTGTTATGTTCCTTTATTTTATAACATATCTATCACTTGTTACATTATATCGACATTCTAGTGATACAATAAGATTATTATTAGATTATACATTCATAACTTTAATTATTCTAGGGCAAAATCCGAATAATTTAACAGCACTTGTATTTATACTTTTACCTATATTCAACGCTATAAATTTTACAGGCAAAAAACGAAATCCTATATTGCTCTTCTCCTGCGCTCTGATATCATATGTAACAGTCAGTTCTTTCTTTAAATTCAACCATTTTAACATATTATCTGTAATACTAGGGTTTGGTAGCCTGTTCATCATTGACATTTACTCCTCCAGTAGATGGAAAGCTAATTTATTCTCTCAAACGTTATTAGATTTAGTTGATAAATATTATCTAGTTATCGATAAACCTCATAAAATTTTTAAAGAAGCTGTAAGACGTATAAATGAGTACCTAAAAATTAATATCATTCAAGATATATATTGTTTTGAAAAAGAAAAAGACAGCTTTAAAATATTGACCTCTTCTAATTTTATCTTTAATTTTGTATTGGGATTAACCGATAAAAACAATATAAAATTAAACGATGAGTTACTGGTTGAAAATGTAAAATTTGAATATGATGGCAAAGAAAGTAAATACAATATGGCGTATTTAGCCACTTGTTCTTCAAGCTTCGCTGACAACCCTAAACAATATTTATTTATTGTCACACTATTTGCTCCATTACCATTATCACTAATAGGTTATGATTATTTACTTGTTCCATTTTTTAGAAGAATAGCCAAATTTTTACTTAGTGAAAGTGTTCTAAAAGAATTAAGAAGAAAAACGATGCTAGACATTCGTAATAAAGCAAGATTTGTTGAACAATCTGTTAGAACAATGCATTTTCTACGTAATAGTTTAAGTGCATACAAAAATTTAACCCAACAAATAGATGCAAAACAATCATGCAAATCAGAAGAAATGAGAAGAAAAATAGATTCTCTAATAATAAAGAATAATAAGTGTGCCAAGAATGAGCTTGAAAAAATCACGAAAAGAGCAGATTTTTTGTTGGAGAAAGATAAAAATCCATTTGAAATAGAAGAATTAAAACCCTATTCATTTATAGATATCTTTACAGAGCTTAGAAATGTTTGGAATGAGTCTTTTTCAGATGAAATAATAGAAATTGAAAATATTGATGTAGAAAGATGCGAGAAATACAAAATAAATTCTAACTTTGAAGGGCTGGATATTCTATTCTCAGATTGGATATCTAATATGTCTAAGTATAAAAACGACTGCGTATGGTGTAATGTTAGTGTCAAGGAAAATAATTTAATTATCAAGTTTGAAAATGATTATACTTGTACAGAAGATAAGATTACTCAACTAATTTCTGATTTAAATGAAGATGATAGAAGATTGATTACCCGACGAACCACCCATGGCATATATTTAATAAAAAAAGCAATAACAGAACTTAATATTAATCATAAAGCATATAAAGCGAAAAGAGAAGAATGTGGCGATACTATCGTTTTAGCTTTAACCCTAGAAATGAAAAAAAACGAAGATTATGAATGATAATATTTTAATAATAGAGAATGAATATAGTTCAGTAAAAATCGCTTTTGATACAGCTAACACTTTGTGCTTTGATGATAAACTGCATTTTAAAAACATCTCAAAAGCTCAACAATTAACAGGACTGGATATTAATTCCTATAGTGTTATTTTTGTTGATATTAGCTTAGCAACCAATAGTACTTTAGACGGATTTGGTATTATTGAACAATTCCGATTACATCATCCGGACTTGATGAATCGTATAGTTATAATAACCGGTAATAATAAAATTAAAGATGCAATAAAAGAGCATAAACTCGATTCGTATAATTTAACTGTTTTAATAAAACCTGTTGGTTTTCAAGAGATAGAGAAAACCTTAAAAAGTAAAGGAGTTATTTAATTAATGGTCGTTCCTCTATATTTCTTGTCATAATACAAATTTCATACAAAACCCTAATACATCTTAAATAAGAATAGAATAATATAAATCCTCCAGTGGAAACTCTCCAAAAAGTTTCCGCTTATTTTTTGCCCTCCTCTCAACATTTTATTACATTTGGACTATAATTTTTATAGTGCATTTAATAAAATGAGGAAAATTATAAGTTGGTTAAAACATAGAAATCCTATACTCTGGATTGCTTATACTTGCATTATTATAGGATTATTCGTTTTGGGTAAATTCTTATTTCTCATAAGTGAGACCTATAATATTGGTGGTAAATTAACTCCTGAGGAAATGGCTCAAACCGGACAGGTAGGCGATTTCATTGGTGGAGTTATTGGCTCTGTTTGGGCTCTAGCCGGAGTTTTCTTATATTTTAGTGCTTTAAAACTACAACAACAAGAATTAAAAAGCCAAAGAGAGGAGATGGCTACTAGCCAAAAGCTCCTGGATCAACAGCTATTTGAGACAACCTTTTTCAATTTGCTCAAAGTTCAAGATAATATCAAAAACAACATAAAAGCTTATTTTTATTCGGCTTCAATTGTAGGTTATCATATTAAAAAGGATAGCTATGAAATAAAAGGTAGTGATTTCTTCAATAGAGGCATCAATGAATTGGATAGAATCTATTCATTTGTATCGCAACATACATTTACAAAAACCAGTATTGAGTCGATTAACGGTGAAATTAAAAATTATTATCGTAGAAACTATAATGATACTTTAGGATGTTTTGTGGATGAAGATAAATGGGGAGAATTTAAGCAATGGGTGTTTTATCAATATAGAGGATTTATATATTACGTAAACGAAAATACATTTAAAAACGTGCATGAATCTAAAAATGAGCGGCGTATTTGTGCATATTCATATTGGTTATTCTATTACAAATACGAACATTGTTTGGGCCATTATTGTCGGCATTTTTATAATATAATTAAATACCTAGATGATTATAAAAAAAGCTTATTAAGCCAAATTGATATCAATTCATCCAAATATGCAGATGAAAAAAGGTGGGTAGAAAATAAGATTAATAATTATTTCGCTTTTGCTCAATCAGGGCTATCTTCATCAGAGTTAGTCATACTCTTTTACAATATGTTGCTATTTCCAAACGCAGAGCGCTTATATTCAAAATACAATATATTTGAAAATATGCACATTGAAAGTTTGATTAATGCAGAGCATTCTACGTTTTTCCCTAATATAGAGATAAAATCTGTCGAAAGGTTTAGAGATATGATTTGGAGACCAGAAACAGAAAGCTAAAAATATATCTATGAAGAATTTATTATTAATATTATTGGCTACTTTCATGTCCTTCAATACGATGGTAGCCCAGGATAAAGGATATAAAATTGGGCTTTGGGGAGCTTATAATCAGCATCCGGTAGTAGAAATGAATAAACAAACAACGGATGGTTATAAATATGTAAAGTCCTCACAATTTATTCCCACAGGTAAAAATTCATCCATTGATGAACAAACAATATACGGGATTCGTTTGGGAATGTCTGTTACACAATACTCCGATAGTACTTATTACGATTTAAATGTACTTGTCAATACGGTAAAGGATCATAGCCTTTATATTCTTAAAAATTCTCCACTTCTTATAAAATTAAGAGATGGTGAAATACTTAGATTATATTGTAATGATAAGGAGGAAGACAATATAGGCTATGTTTACTCTGCTATGTATAACATAGTAGAATATAGTGTTATTGCCAATTACAGAATTGATAAGAAAGACATTGAAAAATTGCAAAAAGGTATTTCTAAAATTAGATTGGAGATAAATGCTGAACGAGTAGATTATGAGTTTAGAATGTACAAACACGATGAGTTAGGCAATTTTTTATATTCAGCTTATGTTATAATAACAACAGCTTTGTATAATCAAACTGATTTTGAAGATGGTTTCTAATTGAATTGTTATGAAGAAAAAAAATATATTACTGATAATAGGAAATGGCTTCGATATAGAACTAGGTCTTAGAACTAGTTACAAACATTTTATCGAAAGTGATATATATGATTATTATTCTAAAAAGATTTCAGAGAGTCTTGGATATAAAAAAAGATATAATTTACAGTTTGATATCGATATTAATATCTTCGAGCATTTTAAGAATATACTAAGTATTCAAAATTGGATAGACTTAGAGATGGAGATTGGCAAATTAGCTGGTCGGCATATGAAAAAAACTAATAATGAAACAGGTCTTTATGAGGACTATTTAGCTGTCTCTTCTGACTTTATGATGTCATCTTTTAATGCTCTTAGAGATTGTTTAAATGATTATATTTTAAACTTGGAAGTTCCTGACAATAGTCCCAATAACTATGCTTTGCAAATAATGAGAATATTAGGTACAAATAAATATGAAAATGTCCAGATTGTTACATTTAATTATACAGATTTAAATGAAACTACAGGATTTGATATTAAGGTTCCTGTTTATCATATTCATGGCAAGGTTTCAAAAGGTTCTAAAGCAAATCTAATTCTCGGTATCCAGGATAGTGTAGAAGTTGATAAAAGTTTTTCTTATGTTATAAAGTCACATAGCCCATACTATCATTCTTCTCATATAATAGATCTGTTGGAGGACGCTGATGAAGTTATTTTCTTTGGACATTCATTGGGAGAAACTGATTATCCGTATTTCTCTGATTTTTTCCAAATGCAATGCAGAAAAATAGCTCCAGAGAATCGTAAGAAGATAAGGATATTTACATACAACGAAAAGTCTAGACTTGATATATTGTTTCAATTAAGAATAATGAACGATAAACAGACAAGATTATTTTTTGAAAACTCTGATTTTGCATTGTATCGAACAGAGGATAAAATGGATGATATTCAAATTCAGAGATATTTTAAAGAGTTAATTTCTGATTTATCATATCATTAAAATACTTGGTAAACCAAGAAAAGTGCCTACTCATTCTATTCTTAGATGGTTAGGCACTTTTTTTGTCCCTTTCTTTTGCCATTTCAAAACAAAAGCATACATTTGCACTGTTCTCCATTTGATACAGGCGCGCGAAGGCTCGCCAAATAACTTTGCTGCGGGCATTTTTTATGTCCATAGCTTTGCTATATACCTATATGGTTCCGACCCCCGTGTGGAGTGTTAATGCACCCACTGCCTGTATCAGGTGGAGAACAGCGGGAAAGCGGAACCTTTCTTGTTTCCTTTCCCGTAATTTAAATTACATATTGTTTCATTTTAAAATGTTCTCCAAAATGAAAAATCAAATTGCATTGCCTGTTCGCCAGGCAAGAGAAAGCCGTATATCGTTATGGCTGGATCGTGAAAATTGTATCTTTTCCGCTCTTATGGAAGAGAGAGTATCAAACCGTCAGGCTGTGCTTGTTTCTCAGGTACTTGCTTCTTTCAGCATTCTCAGCTGTTCCTTCTTTATTCATTGGCTGGCTGCCGTTGCTTGCCTGTGCTGGTTTACCTGTTCCGTTCTGCTTTGCAAGAAAGGAGGTTTGCGATGACCGATTACACGCCACAACCCGCAACGTTTCGCGTAGACAAATATCAGGCATACGAGGATGGTAAAGTTCTGTTTGAACAATACACTATTCTCATGTATGGAAGTGATAAATTATGTTGTACACGTCCGGAAATGGAGCAGCTCAGTGAATTGATTCAAACCGCATTGAATGATAGAAAGGAGGCAGATCATGGCAAATAACAAAGTAGAGTTTGACAAATATATCCTTTATCGTTACTTCCAGGAATATCTTCCTGTCGATAAAGTAACAGATGATGTAATCTATAAAACTTCGCAGCAGATCCAGGACGAACTCTCCGATATGGCAGAGATCAGCATTAACGATATCGCCAGGGTTATGGTGGATTTGGGGTATGAGCTTGTCATTTCCCCCGATGGTCGGCCGGCGTGGATCATGCAGCGCAAGTAACTGTATGCTTTTTTAATGATTGTAACCCATTTTTTCATTCAATAAAAAGGTGTGGCGTCGTGACGATGCTGCACCTTTTGTCTTTTTACTCATTTTCTGTACCTGGTATCTTTGAGGAAAACAAAGATTTATGCTTTCTATCATACAGGATATTCCGGATTTTGTTCTCTCGTCACAACTTGATATTGTGATAGAGGCAGATAAACAGGTGACCTTTTCTCTTTATAAAGCGGGAAACGTTATTCTGCAAGAAACATATACTCCGGATTCAAATAACCAGATACATATTCTTGATCTGTTCTCATTGCTGGAGCCGTACTTGCTTGAAGCTCCATTATGCGATTTCTCATATACATGTAGTGCGTCCGAAGAAACTTCTGTCAGCAAGACATTCATAGTGCTGTTATCTCAATATCTGATACATGGTACTGCTACCGATTTTGTAACCAATTATTTTCTTACGGCCCTTGCCGGATGCGATAAGGTTACTTCGTTTGGTCGTTCCGAGGTATTGTATCTGACTACAGGTCACTTGGCTACAGGAGGGACTACTATTGCGGTAATGGTAGAATGTGTCTTTGTTGATGGACAGAATAATGTATTAAAAACTACTCGTCCCTTGGGGATTGCAACCGATTACAGGATTAATTCGATAGATGCATCTCCTTCACGCTTTACCTTGTCAGGCTATAAGCTGCTTCGGTATACAGTTACGGCTGGTTCCAGAAGACAGGTTTATAGGGTTGATCATGATGAACCAGACTCAGTTGGTATTAGGTTCCGTAATTCATTTGGGTGTATGGAAACCTTTTATTTTATAGGCACAGACAAGATTGAACCTGAACTGACTCGCAGTGCTGCATACTTCAATGGTATTTACAAGACATATTATATCGATGAGCAGCGCAAACATACACTTTTTACTGGTTATATTCCTGAATCTATGTATATGCTGGTAGATGATGTAGCACGGTCGCAGGAAGTTTATCTTATAGACGGATCAGAAGATATTCCGATTACGATTATAGACAGCGATACACAGCGCGATACTTCAGATGATGGGCTGTTCTCGTTTTCCATTACTTATATTTTTTCTTCTCGTTGTCAGAATCGTTTGAAACTGTTGCCTGAGATTTTTGATGATTCCTTCGATGACACATACAATTAGAGCCTATGAACGTAATACATATCAAAGACGCTTTGAGGTTGCTCGAATCCGGGCAGCCCTGTAATCTGAAACTGTGGAAACTTAGCACAGGCGATATTCTGGAATATCGTGGTGCGGTGTGTGTCGGTTCGCACTGGCGACGAGGTATTCACCGTGTCCGTCTTCCGGCATCCGGATTAATTCGGGCTTTCCGCGACATATCTCTTTTCGAAATAAACAACATGACAATTTATCTCTAATATGGACAAAATAATTCCACAATACGATGACAACTTCATGCCAGGTGAAATATTCAACATAGAGTTTTCCAACGTAGCCACTGAAATGGCTTCTGTTACGGATAGCAGCCTGGTATTTGATGAAGATGCGGATATTCAGACAACGCCTGTTCCAGGGCGGAACGGCATGGCTTATGTCAATTTCGGTTCTGATAATCAGCTTCCGTTTGAGATTATCAAAATGATTGGCGTTGATGAAGTGATGAGTCAGAACAAATTGTTCAATGTCATAACCTGTTACGGAGCCGGACTGAAGTATATGGATGTCGATACCAGACAGCCGACAACACATCCTGAAATTAAAAGCTGGATGCGACGCAATAGTCTTCCGGCGTTCCAGCTCGAGCAGGCCACAGATATGAAGTATTTCTTTTTCTGTGTGTCGGTCATTATTCTTTCTCAAGATGGGCAGAGGATTAATCGTCTGGTACATAAGGAGGCTTGCTACTGTCGTTTTGAAAAAGCCAGAAATGGCAAGATAAACCATGTGGTTTATGCCAATTTCCGTAATAATGCTTCACTCCGCCCGGAGGATTACGAAGTCATCCGTCTGCTTGATCCGCGCGACCCGATTGGTGAATTGATGGTTTTAATGGGGCGTGAACCGGGGCGTGATGGCAAGGTTAAAGTAAGAACCAGTGAACGTAAGTTTGCCATTCTTGTACGGTTTCCTACACCTGGTTTCCAGTATTATCCGATACCGTATTATACCAGTATTTTCCGGGGCGACTGGTACGATATCAAGCGGTTGATTGGTAAAGGTAAGAAAGCAAAGCTCCGTAACCATGCCAGCGTAAAATATCAGGTCGAGGTTCACAAGGATTACTGGAGTAATATCTGTGCAGAAGATCATATCACCGATCCGCTGAAGAAGATGGAACGAATCAAAAAGGAGAAGGAAAACATCAAGAATTTTGTTTCTGGCATTGAAAATAGCGGCAAGGTTTGGATCACCGGCTACTACATTGATCCGAATGGCCGGGAGGTCCGGATGGTACGCATCAATGTGGTGGAGACCGGCAAGGAGGGTGGTGATTGGAGCGAAGACATTCAGGAAGCCAGTAACATTACTTGCTATGGCGATAACATTCATCCTAATCTGGTAGGTGCTACTCCGGGTAAAGGGCAGAGCAACAACTCTGGTTCAGACAAGCGCGAGCTGTTCACGCTCAAGCAGGCACTGGAGATACCTTTTCATGATCTGATGAACATTCCGCATAATATCGTTATCGAGTACAACGGTTGGAGTGAGAAAGTTTATCCGGATGTCCCCATGGTATTGCTCACTACTCTTGATCAGAACACCGATGCGAAGCAGAAGACAGCTTCGGATCTTGAAAGCAAATCATAAAACGAATCATTATGGCTATCACATTTTCACAAGAGATTTTCGAAAAGATATGTTCTTCTGCCACCCACTCTACGGCAGAGGTATATGACATGATTGCTCCACATCTGGATGACACTCTTCAGAGCATCAACCATGTGTTGCTGGGTGACATGGCAGATAAATTAAATACGGTTCCTGGACTCGAGCAGGCGGTCACAAAGCTGGTTTGTCTGCGTACCTATCAGGAGCAGATTCCGCAGCTCGATCTGGTATTGACTCCGACTGGCTTCGGTGTGGTGTCTAATCAGAATCTGGCTCCGGCTTCGGCCGACAGAGTCAAGAACCTGTTGCAGCAAGTTACCAATGCAGCCGAAGATGCCTACGATCGGTGTTTGGAGCTGCTGGTCGGTACCGACTGGGCAGATACAGCACAGGCTCGTATCAATATCCCCAACCTGATATATACCGCCCGACAGCTGAAGATGTATGTTGAATTCCCTTCTTCAGACGTACATCGTTCCAAACTGAATGAGTTTCGCACGAGAATGTATCAGGCGGAAGAAAAGATCCGGCAGCACGTATCGTCTGAGTTTTTCGATCATATCCTCGAACAGGCTCGGCACAATGCTTTCACAAAAGAGGAAACCACCATGGCAGACTACATGTGCAAGTTTATAGGTTTTTGTATTATGGGGCACTGGCCGGCTGCAAAGAGCATGCTGGAGCGCATCGAGAATTATGCGGAATCCAAGGTAGAGGTATTTACCAGTTATAAGGACTCCGAGGCATACAAGGTCAAACATTTCCAGACTTACCAGAATGAAAAAGAAGATTCCGTATACTTTTGGGGGTAGGATTCTCGATTTCCGTTTTCCCACTTCCTGGAAGGAACTTAACCAGGAACAGCTTCGGTATGTGTTCCTGGTCATCACGCTGTTTCCTCCAGTCAAGGCAAAGACCTACGTCTTTATGCGATTTACTGGAATACGTGTTCGCAGGAGGATTAAAGAAGGCTGGCTGTGCTCTTTCCGTTTGAACTGGCACAAGAAATTGAGGTGCATTCTTCAGGACTGGCAGATCCGTAGCTTTCTCCGGCAGATTGATTTTATTTCCGAGCCCAATGCTTATCCCGTCAGATTGGACAAGATTGGCGGCCGGTATGCTATTGATTCAATGCTGCATGGCCTGAGCTTCGAAGATTACCTTTGTTGTGAGAATTACTACCAGGGCTACTTGTATTCGCAGAACATTTCCCAGCTTAAATCTTTGTATACTTATCTCTATAAGAAAAAGCCAGGCATGAAAGGTTCGTTGCAGGCAGCCTTTTCCCGGATCAAAGAATACGAACTGGTTTCCGTATTTCTTTGGTGGGGTAGTGTTAAATTGTATTTTGCGTCCCAGTTTCCTCATTTTTTCCAGCCGTTTCAACGGTCAGTTGGTGCTGATCAGCCAGAACTACCCGACCTGATGGGTGCGATGAACGCCCAGATTAGGGCACTGACAGGTGGTGATGTTACAAAAGAAAAGGAAGTCTTGCAAATGGACTGCTGGCGAGCTTTGACAGAGCTGGATGCCAAAGCACACGATATTCAAATTCTAAAATCAAAGCAAAATGGACACAAGTAAATTCTTTGACGGCCATACCTATTTCAAGGAGCTGACAGAAAAGAATAAGTTGGCTCGGGCAAACTCATTCTTTCCATGTTCTTGTAGCGGCATCAATTCTCTTCAGGATGTGCTTGACAAGTTCCGCCGTCAGTCCGCTTTCGTCTGCATCGACGATACCAACGATGCAGCTACCGAACAGATCGGGGGCGGCTGGTTCAAGAAGCGTACCTTCACGGTGTTTCTTCTGATCCGTTACCGCTACGATGACATGAGTGATCGTGCGGCAAAGCTGGATATCTGTCGGCAACTCTTCCGGCAGTTCCATTCTCGTATGATCCGTGACAAATACATATACGAAGATCTGGACTTATCCTTCCTGAATGTATCCAGAATCTACACCCGTGAACTGGGTGAGTATTTTATATCCGGTTGTACCGGCTTGTACTTCATGGTCGAGCTGACTGAACCGACTGATCTGTGTTATAAGGAGGACGAATGGGATGGCTAAGACAGACAATAACAGACCGGCAGCAACTGACGAAGATCGTAAGAAATATCAGGAAGCCTGGGCGGAAATGATGGTGACAATCTGGCGTGAGAAAATCGAACGGTTGCACGTCATCAATACTTACTCATTGCATCAGCAAATTCGGGATAACGTGATATCATCCACCGACTCTGTATCTACTATCCAGCACAAGTTTCTCGAGTACGGTATCTACCAGGACATGGGTGTTGGCAACGGGTATACTAAGGGTAATGGCGGTGACTTGCAGATTTTAAACCCTATATATCGAGAGGAACACGGGCTTAACGTTCCTCGGAAAGTAGGCCCTAAGCCTGGTGGATATTATACATCTGGTAATCCCCGTAAACCTCGTGAATGGTTCTCACGTCCCTATTTTGCGTCAATCATGGTGCTGAAAGAACAGATGGCGTACATGTACGGAGAAGAGTTCTGTGGTTTGCTGGTAGATAAAATCGAAGAAGCAAATCATAAACGCAGCACAACACTCAAGTCACGTTTGTATGGGACTCGTAAACGTAAATAAACTTATGTCTTTTTGTAGTATAACTCGGTAAGTTTACTTCGTAAAAAACTCAATATTATGGCAACAAAAACATTCAAAGAACTAAAACAACTGGCAATACAGATTCGTGATGAGAAAACGAACAAACAGAATACCGCTACACGTATTGGTACACAAATGCTCGAGCATCTTGACAAGCTCGAACAGGACTATTATGACAAAACAGCGACTGATGAAGAGCTGAAAGAGCGGGATGAAAAACTTACCGAGCTAGAGAAAGAGTCTGTATATATAAAAAGTAATATTAAGAATACAATAGTTCAAACAGGAATTAAATTATATAAATCTAATCATTTGGTAGGTTGGTCTCACGGAAGATATGTTAATGGATCTGTTGTTAGTAATTTAAATTACGCAAAATCGTCAAGTTTAACTACAGATGGTATATATGAAATTAATGTACCTGAATCATATAAAGAAGTTGCAATTGTATATTTTGAAAATGGATTATACAAAGGGATTGAGTATATTTCTAACAATTATGTATTTGAATATAAAGGACAAGTTGTTATACAGTTCTTTACTGAAAAAGAAGGGGGATTTACTGAAGAGGATTTGTCTAATATTGGAGTTAATATATTTCGTAGGTCTAATGCAAGATTAGATAATCTATTATATAATAGCACTAATGATACTATTAATAATAATGCGAAATTAGAAGAAGCCAACATTAATGTTAATGAAATTCAAGTACAATGGGTTATAGGTGGATATAGTGACACTGGTTCTAATTCAGGTAATATTTCTTCAATCCGTATTAATAAATTATTATTAACACATGGGATTTATGAATTAGATTTAAGTGGGCTTGACGATTATTTGCGAGAACAGTGTATTGTATATTACACAGCCGATGAAATTTTTGAAAAGAAAGAATATTTTAACGGTAATAAAGTATTATTAAATTTAGATGTTGATAAATACGTTGGATTTGCATCATTTAAACAAGACTTTACCCAAATATCAGAAGATGATTTAAATATATTAAATTCTTTATCTCATTTATACAAGTATACAAAAAGGGATATTGATTATATAGAAAAACTACGTAAATCCGAAAAAACGGAATTTAAAAACGCAAAATGGAGTGTAGGAAACTCTTCATTAGGAAATAATTCTTCATATTTTGTTACATCTAATAAATTATCATTAAGAAAGGGAGATTGCATAACATATAATAATCAATATCTAAAAATAGAAATAGCTACATTTAATAACAATGTATGCGAGTCTTTAAATGATATAGATAATATTCATTATATAGAAAAAGATGGGGAATATGCGATACAAGGATATATTAGAATAGGACAAATTACAGAAGATGAGCTAAAACAAGTTTCAGAGGATATTATTATCAATAAAATTCCATTTGCATGGTATAATGATGATAATAAGGAAGATGAAATTCCATACTTGCAACCTAAAGTAAATAATAATTCTATTAGGTTAGAAAATGTCAATAGAAACATATATAAGTATCCATTGATTCCAATATGGGGGTATGAATATATGTATTCATGGTATAAGAAAATATACGAAGGGGGAGATGGTGTAACTACAATCAATGCTGTATTAGCTGGAGATTCAATAATGGAGGGCTCTGCCCCATTATACCCACAAGTAAATGATACAGAAAAGGGAATGAGGGATAAATTTCTCAAAAGAATTATGAAAATTGGTGGGTTCCCTATGGAAAGATTTAGAGTTGTAAATACTGCTCATGGAGGAAAAACTACGAATGAATTTGTCGGAAATGAAGATTCAAATGCTGGAGCAGATTTTCCTTATGGGTACCTACATAACGCTATGGGGAGTGTAACACAAGCATTCATACCTCATCTGCTTATTATTGGATATGGTATGAATGACGCTAATAGAAATTATAGCACAAAAACAATCGAAGAAAGATTACAGGTGTATAAGGATAATATGACAGAAGCATTAGAAAGAATAAGAGGAAATGTAGAGATTAATGGTAGACCAGCATATAATAAACCATTATCAGAACTGTCTATTATTATATGTAATCCAACGGTAGCTAATATAGAATCAACAGGAAGAAGTAATGTACTATGGTTTGAACATCTCAGAATTGTTAACATGGAATTATGCCGTAAGTATTATTGTGCTTTCGTTGATTTTACAGCAAGAACCTATGATCACAAAAGTGATGGCTCAAACTATTGGGCAACACTTAATTCAGATGGTACTTATGGTAATATACATCCTAATAGGTGGGCTGATGCGTCTATTTTTTCAATGATACAAGAATTAATTTTTCCATGTTGTATGTGGAATGTAGAAGTAGAGTAACTCGGTAATTTTTCTGATAAATACCCCCTGCATAAGTTGCAGGGGTTGTCTTTTTATGCCCTTCTTTTCCACAATACTTTTGAGAAAAACACAAAATAAACATGGGAAAATATGTAGAATTTATCACACAAGACATCCGCTCAGGCGTGATGATCATCTTTATTTGTTTGGTACTAATTTGCTGCGTTTGTTTGCTGGATTTATGGACAGGAATCGATGCAGCTCGGGCTAACAAAGAAAAAATCTGTAGTCGGCCACTGCGCAAGACCGGTACTAAAATTGTCGATTACTTCAGGTTATTGTTGTTCTTCATTATGATTGATATACTGGGGTTGTGTTTCCCTTGGTATAATCTACCCTACGGAGCGATAATCGGAACCCTTGGCGTGATGATTGTAGAAGGTTTATCCATCATTGAAAATCTTCGAAAGAAAAAGAGTCATGCAGCCGAAGTTGCAGATATGGCCGTTCGCATCATGGAATGTGCTACACCGGATGAAGCTCAAAAGATTATCAGAACGATTAAGGAGGGCGTGAAAAGATGAAACAATTACCACGAGGTCTGAGAAATAACAATCCAGGCAATATCCGCAATTCAGATGCTACCGACTGGCAGGGCGAGGTTCCTGCATCTAGGAAACAAGACAACACTTTCGAAGAATTCGAAGACATGGCACATGGTTATCGGGCTTTGATCAAGCTGCTGCAGAACTACCGTCGTAAGTACGGATGTCAGACGATTGCAGACTTCATCAGCCGTTGGGCACCCAGAACCGAAAACAACACATCCGGATACATTTCTCGCGTATGCAAGAAAATGCAGGTACCGACTACCTACGTTCCGGATGTAGAGGATAAGGCAACCATGTGCGCTTTTGCAGCTGCTATATCCCAGGTAGAGAACGGTGTTCCTGCCGTAATGTCGGATGTTGAATCAGGCTGGAATTTATTATGAGACCATTTATTCTTACATTCTTTACAATTGTTTTTTGTTCGGTGTTTCTCGGTTGCAAGACTGGGAAACACCTTACTTCCGACAATCACACGCAGATCATCGTACATGATAAGTTGGTACCGGTCTTCAAGCCTGCGGATTCTGCATCCATCCGGGCTTTGTTGGAGTGTGATTCAAATGGTAGGGTTGTGCTTTCCTGGTTGGATGTGGTACAGTCGGAAAACGCACGTCTCCGGTTCAAATTGGATTCTATGGGTAATCTGATGGCAGACTTTAAGGTTCCTTCAGATACAGTATTCATACCAGGCAAAGACAGTACAATTATACAAAAGACCGTGCAAACGGTAGAGGTGGAGAAAGAACTTACGTCGTGGCAAAAATTCTGCGTGGTGTTCACTGTTGTAGGGCTTATTCTCATTGTGCTGTTTGCATTTTTCAAAGTTCGTTCAATCTTAATTAAAGCATAATATGGCAATAGACCAGATAGCGACCGTAGAGGTCCGGGTAAATGGCGAGGAAGCCAAGCAGGAACTCAAGAATCTGGAGGCGATAGCATCCGGATTGAAAAAAGAACTGGCTGATGCTTACGAAGCTGGTGATACGTCTAAGATCAAACAGGTTACATCCGAGCTTCGTAAGACTGAAGCACAGATCAAGACGTTGAAGAAAGATACTACGGCGCTTACTGAGGTGATGAACAACCTTGATAAAGCAACGCCGAAAGAACTTCGTGCTACTCTGACGGCCATTAATCGACAACTAAACAGTGGTTACATCAAGCGAGGATCAGCTGAATGGAAATACTATCAGCAGCAGGCTAAACTGGTGACAGCCGAACTTCAGAAGATCAAGACGGAGGTACAGGAAACCGAAAGCTGGATTTCTCGCTTTAATAACGGGCTGACGAAGTGGGGCGGCTTACTGGCGACTGGTGCTGCTACACTCACTGGAGTTTCCATGGCATTGAATACCCTTCGTAATAACCGTGACTCCAAGGAATCTTCTCAAGCAGAGCTGAAAGCTTTGACTGGGTTGGACGATTCATCTATTCAGTGGCTTACCGAACAGGCGGAGAAGCTGTCTACTACCATGGATGAATCTGGTTTACGTATCCGTCAGTCATCCGACGAGATTCTTCAGGCATATATGTTGATCGGCTCTAAGAAACCGGAGCTGCTAAAAGATAAAGAAGCCCTAAACGCCGTTACTATCGAAGCCATGCGTCTGGCGGCGGCTGCAAAAATCGACTTGAAGGATGCTGTAACGGCTACTACCGTTTCTCTGAATATGTATGGTGAATCAGCTGATCAGGCGGCGCGTTACGTGAACGTACTGGCTGCCGGTTCTAAAGAGGGTGCAGCTGATGTATCAGCCCAGGCTGCCGCGATCAAGAATGCAGGTGTGGCTGCCTCCGGAGCTGGAGTAAGTATCGAACAGCTTCAAGGTACAATCCAGATGCTGGCGGAGAAAGGGCTGGAGGCAGAGCCGGCCGGTACCGCACTTCGTAAGTTCTTCTTGGTATTGCAGACTGGACCGGATGAAACGAATCCGAAAGTGGTTGGGTTACAGACTGCGCTCGAGAACCTGAATAAAAAGTCATTGTCTGCTGCACAGATCCAGACTATGTTCGGCGAAGAAGCCTACTCTGCCGCTACCATCTTGATAGATAATGCAGATAAGGTACGTCAATATACCGAAGCCGTGACGGATACCAATATCGCTATGGAACAGGCAGCTATCAACTCTGATACCAACGAGGCTAAGATGGCGCAGTACCGTAATAGTATCAAGGAGGCAGGTATCGAGCTGATGGAGCGGCTTAACCCATCGTTGTCACTTCTGACCGGATGGACTACGAAGATCATCGTGGCTCTGCCTACTTTGATTGACTGGTGTATTAAATATAAGTCAGTTTTGATTGCATCCGGTACGGCTTTGGCGGCATATAATATAGCTGTGAATGCTGCCACCATCTATACCAAAGCGTATGACCTTATTGTAAAGGTTGCGACTGCATCGACAAGCGGTTTTAATAAAGTGTTGAAACTGAATCCGGCAGGGTTGGTGTTGGCTGGGATTACTGCACTGGTGGCGTATATCACTACCAAGTTGATTCCTAGTACCGATGCGGCGACAGAAGCACAGCGGAAGTATAACGATGAATTGCAACGTACCCAAGAGGAACTCAAAAAGTATCAAAGTATTGAGGATAGGTTTAGCAACATTGATGCTTTGAATAACCGGCAGCGTCAACAGTTAAAGTCTGATGCAGAGTCAGAGCTGTCAGTTATAGAAGATAAATTGTCAAAAGAAGTAATCGCTTTTCGAAAATATTATGATGAACAAAAGAAGATCATCGAAGAAAGAAAGGATATTGACGAATCTCAGCGTCAGGCTTTGATTCATTCTTTGGACAAGCAGGCGAGTGATAAGGCTGCATCTCTTTTGGAACTCGATCAACGCCAGAAGAATTTGAAAAAAATTATCAGTTCTATACCGGATGATACGAGCACTACCGTAACTACAACGGTTAAGACCAGTGAAGAAAATGTTAAGACGACAAAAGAAAATCCTCAGGTAACGGCAGAGAATAAACGGTATTACGATGAACTGGCAGACCTGAAGAAGTCGTACCTCGCCAGCGACGAAATGACGCAGCAGGAATATAGTCAGTTTATGGAAGATCTGGAGATGCGTCACCTCGAGAATATGCTGGCCATTGCCGGACTGGAACCAGAGAAACGGCAACAGATCGAGCAGAAAATCCTCGAAGCACGAATTAAGTACAAAGAAGAGTGTGAAAAATTGGATGAAGAAGATGCTAAAAAATCATCCGAAGAAGCGTTCACCAGGCTGGAGAAGCAATACCAGTTGGAGATAGAGAAAGCTACGCAAAAACATTATGACGGTTTGTCATCCGAGCAGGAATATCGTCAGCAACTGATAGACATTCAGAATGAATATTATGATCAGGTACTTTCTTCTTCCGAAATTTCCGAAGAAAAGAAAGCTGAGATTATTGACAAAAAACAGAAAGAGAGTCTTGAAAAATCTCGTAAAAATTATGAAGAAAATCAGCGTAAGGTAAGAGAGCAGCTTTCATTTGCGCAAAACATCGGGCAACAATTTGGTGAAGCATTTGCGGAAATGCTGACTAATTCAGAAACATCTTTGGGCGACTTTATGAAGGAAACTCTAAAAATCATACTGGATAGTCTTCAGAAGATGATGATAGCTTATATTGCTGAAACACAAATGAAGAATATAGCTACTTTGGGACTGGTCGGGATTGTTAAAGCTGCTGCTGAAATAGCATTGATTACAGCTGCATTTCAGAGTGCAAAGGCTATAATCAGTGGATTTGAAGAAGGCGGTTACACCGGTACCGGAAGACATGATGAACCCAAAGGTATAGTCCATGCTGGTGAATTTGTCGCTAACCGTTATGCCGTGCAGAATCCGGCTGTTCGTCCGGTTCTGGACTTGATTGATCAGGCGCAACGGAACAATACTATCGGTAGCCTGACAGCAAAAGATGTTTCTGCGGTTTTATCAGGTGTTGCATCAACAACAAACAATACCTACTATCAGCAAAGTGTACCTGCTGATAACGGAATGTCTGTTATCCTGCTGAAGGCGGTTAAGGTTATTGATTCACTTAATAAGAGATTGGATGAACCGATCTATACATATACTCGGGCTACTGGCAAGATGGGTGTAAACGAAGCTCAGGATTTGGTGGCTCGTATGAAAAACAATGTATCAAGGAGGATTAAATTATGA